GCTCCAGCACCAGCACTAGCTGGAGTAATTAGTGTATGAAGAATCTGGCGTCCTGCAGTACCACTATCTGGTACTGTAGACGGTAATACTTGGCGCGCTGCATCATTAACATCGGAAGGTTCTATTTTAAGCTTCAATGATGCTCTACGTACTTGCCCTGGAGTAAAGACACCAGTTGCAGAAGCTTCAGATGCTGCTTCGAGTGGGAGGAGCTTCCGGAAGGCTGTATTAGCACTACGTAGGACGTCTTTTGCCTCCTCTGTAGTTCCTTCCATTGCGTCGCGCCATGCCACTTGCAATTGTTGAAAAGCTTCCCCAAGAGGTCTATTACCTTCAGATCCCATTTGCCGACGGGCAAGCTCACCAATACGGGCGTCCATCTTCTTAGCAACAGAACCAGGTACATCGCCATTTGCAAATAGCGGCGTAATAGCACGATCTACAAAAGTTTCAAGCTTATTCAAATGGCCTGCATCAAACAAGTCAATGCCATTCTTAGCAACATCAATTGCATCAGCTACATTTGATGCGCCCTTAGCCGCAGGTACCTTTATATTAGGCAAGACTTTGTCATAGGACTTAGAAATAAGGTCTTGTGCTTCATGAATACCAGATGCACCAGCTTCTTTGACCTTTGCACCTATATGCGACAAAGCATCATTTACTTCAGACAAGCCAAATGACTTAATAGACTTCTCCTGCCCATGCTTGATGACATCACCAAGGATAGGAATGGAGCCAATCTTATCTTCAGCACCACGCAAAGACTTAGCCATCCAGTTAGCATTCTCACCACTAACCATTTGACCTGGTGTAAGATACACACCCTTATCTGCTAGTACTTGTGCTTCTGGAGTCATAGCTGTACGAAGGGGGCCACCGACTCCCCTTGCAAGCGCCCCACCAAGCATAGCACCGCCACCCCCAAACGCAGCAGCAGTACCACGATCTTCAGGTGTCATAGCAGCAGCAGCGGCAGCATTACCAGCTACATTAGTCCCACCACTTAACATACTACTAACTGCACTAGGAAGCGCTCGAATAGTTGGTATAGCCTTTAGTGCCTGTGCACCACGTAAAGCTGCACCACCAGGTGCAAGACCCATTCCGATGTCTGCAGTAAGTGCCCCAGCCTTACCTGCTGTAGAATCAGGTACTTGTACAGCAGTTTCTTTAGTTAGACCGGCTCCACCAAACTGCTTATCAACCCAGTCACCAGCATTCTGTACTGCTTGTGGAAGTAAACCCTTAACACCTAACGCAGTTCTGTCAAGCGCAGCTTTAGCACCCTTAAGTGCGTCCCCAGACCCTGCAGTGAAACCCTCACCTGTAAGGGCTTTCTTCCACGTAGGCGTTTCTACGGGTGGGGCGGCATCCACCTTCCAGCCCTTTGCTTTTGCTTCTAGTTCAAGAAGCTCGAGCTCTTCTTGAGGAGTCATTTACTTCCCCTCAGCTGCCTTAGCAGCACGAAGTTGTTCAAGACGAGCTTGATCTGCAGGAGACAAGGCTGTTTCACCAGCAACTCGCTTAGACTCAATCTTATTAAGCTTACCTCCACGAGCTGCGTACTTAGCCCAAGCTTCAGGTTCAGCACCTGCTTGTAAATTATCTATGGATGAGTTAATCTTAGCCATTACTGTAGGCCAAACACGCTCAAATTCCTTTTGCGTGTAATTACCATTTGCTAAAAGCTCAAGATTAGCATTCTCAGTCTCAGAAAGCGTTTGAGAAAGACCTGCTTGGGCACGTAACATTGAGTTAGCAAATGCCTTAACCTTAGCACGGTTTACAGAACCAGCTTCAGATAGCATAAACCCAGGAAGTTTACCAACGTAACCAAGACCTTCAATGGGTTTTGTCTTACCAGTCTTTGGGTCTACACCATTCTCATCAAGCATGTCTTGAACAACTTGAGCCGATTGAAGCATAGGTGTAAGTTGCTCAGCACGGCGTGAGACATGCTCTGCTTGTGTTGAAATGAAACGATCTTGTACAGCTTGTTGGGCAGGACTAAGCCCGCCATTACCTTTGTTTGCGGCTATTTCTCTACGAACTTCCTGATTTCCAGCTGCAATCTCACGCAATGTTTGGTCACGTTCTCTTGCAAGAATAGCTTGCTGTTCACGTGAAGTGTTCCTATCATTCATCTGTGCTTCGAGCTGCTGGCGCTGGAATTCAAGTTGATCTAGTTTGTTCTGGCGCGCAGCTGCAGTTTGAGCAGCTAGATTTTCCTTACGTGCTTGTTGCGTATCTTCTCGAGTGACTTCCTCGCCCATCGTTTTTCCAGCAATACCTACTGCACCTTCATTACCTGGAATTTGCAGTCCACGCGCGAGGTACTTTGCTCGTTCCACTGCGGAGGGGAGCATTGCCGGTTGTGCAGGGATAGTACCAACTTGTGCAGGTTGAACTCCACCCTCTGTAGGAGGTCCTTGTGGAGGAGCTGGCATTTCTGGTGTGGCAGGTGTGGTTGTGGGCATTTGACTTACCCACGCTTCTTTGGCTTTAGCAACTGCACTTGCAAGTGCCGATTGCTTTTGATCAGCTTGATTCTCGGCTTGCCTAGCATTAAACTGTTGGAAAATAGGGTTAACAGTAGCTGCAAGTTGTTGAGTCCAGTGCGGGGCAATGTAATGCCCTGAGACCATCTGTCCTTGTGGCATTTCAGGTGTAGCGCCAGGTGCACCTGCACCCTTACGTAGCATTTCTGCTATCTTAATTTGACGAAGTACGTCTTCCCGCTGTTGTTCCAACAGTTGTGCCTGCATTGGATCAGCTGGTGTATCAATTGTAGGATCGTACATGGTATACCTTAGGGACCAAACCAACCACCAATTGCTTTACCTGCATCAGCAATACCACCAATAAGACCTTTTGCATTAGATACAATATTTGAAGCAGCATTTGGATTACCAGCAAGGCCACTACCAATACCGCCTACTAATTGACCAATACCACCAATTTGTGCTGCATTCTGCGCTGTTTGGGCATTGTAATTACCAAGTAGTCCATTATAGGTATTTTGACCTGCAGTAGAGTAATCAGTACCAGAACCAGCCCCTGCATTAGTAACATTACCAAATACAGGGTTGCCTTGTTGCATACTATTCATCCACATCATCTGCTGATACGGATTATTCTGCTCAGTTAGTGCTTGCTGCCTACCCTGTAGATTCTGGTTAAAGGCTTGGTTATTGCTTGTATTAGCAAACTGTTGGTTTGACAAGTTTTGCCCGTAGACTTGGTTATTTTGTGCTAGACCTCTGTTGAAGATATTATTATTCTCAGCAGTACCAGCAAGAAGTCCTTGGTTACGCGCATCCACATCGCTACGGTTAAGAGTATCCATAGCCCTAGACCATGCAGGACTATTTTCAGGAATACCTTGTGCCTTCAAACGACTAATCTCTGTTTGTCGTGCTTGGTCCATTTGTGGTTGAAGGCGCGCCATCATAGCATCTGTAACGCCCTGTACAGAACCAAAACCAGAATTAAGCGCTACTTGACTGTTTGGGGGGCCATATGCACCCATGTTCCCTTGCTGTGGTGCCATTGAAGACAACATTCCAGTACCACTTTGTGGCGTAGCTTGTGGCGTAGCTTGTGGCGTACCTCCGAGCAAGCCGCCACTACCGCCTGAGTTTTGTATAGGTGGTGGAACATAACTTGTTCCAGGCGCAGGACCAGTTCCAGCATCATATGCTGAACCCATACTAGGAAATGGCGAAACTGCTGGTCCATGCTGTTGCCAAAACGAACTAGCATCAGCTTGACTAAACTTACCTAGTTCTGGGTTCAATGCTTCTATTTGAGCCGTCAATTGAGCATATTGTGGATTACTGGGGGTCATCCAAGCACGCTTAGTGTTTAGATCGTCTAATTGCTGGTACACAGACCCATAAGTAACCATTAGAAAGCCCTCTTTGTACGTAGCACGTCTTGCATGGTCTGGCTAGAGCCCATAGGCGTATACGGAGCAATTTGAAAAGCTGAAGTATCTAGTGGTTGTCCCGCAGTAGCACCGACTTGACCACGCAATGCCGATAGAATAGCATTTGTTTGGTCAAACTTAGCTTGCCCTGCAGTTCCAAATGCTTGCTTTTGCGTCCATTGGCCTGTAGTTGGGTCTTTAGTCCAAGTGGAGGTATCGCCTTGTGCATTGGTCTGATTGGGGCGATTAGCTTGTGTTTGAGTGTCTATAGCTGCTTGTTTAGACGCTGCAGTTTGCTCTGCGAGCTTAGTATAATCTGGAATAGCTGGCAACGGACCAGTATTACGCAGGGCGTTAATAGCAGCCAGACCAGCAGCACCAAGACCTGCGCCACCAAGGATTGAACTGAGGTCAGAACCGCTAGATGTACCCGGTGTATTTGATCCAGAAGTAGTACTTGGAACAGTAGGTACTTTCGGAAGTCCTGGCGTGGTAGTCGGTCCTACACCTGGATCGATTGTCGGCGGGGGGAAATTTGGTCCGACTAGTCCTTCGGGTGCATCTACAAAACCTTGATCGATTGTCGGCGGTGGAAAATTAGGGCCCCATTGACCGGCGTCAGCAGGTAGTTCTGGGGGAAGCGCCGAGCCCCTGATTACTTGTTGCGGAAGTTGCTCAGCACTAGTGCCGCCGCGTAAGGCATCAACAGTATCAAAAGCCTTTGAGTAGTTCACACCCTGATCAAACAGACTCCCGCCACCAATGCCGCTCGTGGCAGAACCTGCTCCGCCAGCAATAGCATCGCCCATAGTACCAACGCCAGTAGCATCAGCACCACCCATCCAACCTAGCCCTGCACCAGCATCACCAGCACCACCCGCAGCACTTCCAGCTTCTAGAGCCCCAGCCATTTCAGGCATAGCTGCTAATGCAGCACCTATCCCAGCTGTAGCAACTATAGCGGCGAACTTGACTCGCGCCGCGTTTTGGGCCTTCTTGTACCTAGCGTTATCAAGTTGGGTGTATTCAGCGCCCTTGTCGGTAAGCGAGTTCAAGAAATCTTGGTATTGCTGAGAAGCAGTGTACTCCCCCGTACTCGCCCCACGAATGACGTCACTACCGATACCGCCACTACCCATGTCCCAAGGGTATGGGTTGGGGGCTTGCGTAATTGGATGCGACGACTCAAAAGTCCGCAGAGCTCTGGTATAATCAGCTAGTGTAGTCATAGAATACCACCAATAATATAGCTAAAGTCAGTACTAACCCAAAGAGCGTCTGAATTAGCCCGCAGCCCAATAGCTGTGGATACAGCTACTCCCACGCCTACAGCACTATGCCAAGCACGTTGTGGAAAAGAACCACCGTGCCATATAGCTTCACCCCAGATACCAGTACCCCAGACTGATGCACTTTCTGGTACGGGTAGTCCGTCAGGTGGTATTCCCTCAAATATCGCAAAGTCATACATGACCAGCGAATTGAAGCGCACAGACTTAGATACAATGAAATTAGGACGATACAAGCCCACTTGTTTTTGCTGACCTAAGGCGTTAAGATAACTATATGCTTGTTGGGCTTCCGCAAAAATAGAATTACCGGAAGTACCATCTAGAAGAACCCCATCCATAGAGCCTTCCCAAGCTACGTGCACTACCCCATTATAGTCACCAAAAAATGGCTGGTCTCCAAAAGTATTCCATGTAGTAGCATCCATACCCGAGAATTGGGTCCATGCTTCCGTGATTTGATTTGCTGCTAATTGAAGATTCGCACCAGGAACCCCTGTGGGCACATTACATAGCAGCATATTGATCTTTGGTACATAGCTTAACTGCCAACCTGCAAGATCAGAGTATTTACCAATAAGATCAGACATTAAGTACTGAATCTTATCAGATTTAAATGCAGCAACTTGTTGATTTACTTTAGTAGAAACTAAAAGACCAGCCATTGATACAATACCTTGTTGAGACAAGATATAAAGATCACCTGCTACCTTAGCATAGGCGCGACGCCCTTTGACAGGAGCCCCTACATTATAGACACCAACTAAGCTCCAAGTAGTTTCTGCTTCAGGATCAATACCAGCATAGACAGCAGCAAGCCCAGTAGATGATACTGCTACAAGATGGTCTTCAGCACCATTGCCATCGTCCATGGTCCATGTAGCAAGAAATGAGAGGTAACCACCACGCCAAAAGAGGGGGCCGAAATCAAATGGTTTGAACTCTCCGTAGATTGCGTCAGGCGGAAGGTACCAGCCTATAGCTGTATTCAGCTCTACAGCCCAAACCCGATGCTGATGCACAGTAAGCTGAATAGCTTTCTTTGGATCGAGACCTTTCCAGGTATACGCCGCTACACCATCACCTAAAACTAAGCGGTTAATGCCAGTTTCATTGTAGCAAATACCGTCGTCAACACCATTAACTGCAAGTAGATGTCCACCTGCAGCATTAGTAAAGCCAGCTAATTGCCAAGTTGAATTTACTAGTCCGGTAAGTAGTGCTGTACCGACTGGCGCCCTTGCGGAGCAATCATACATACTATCACCGGCCCACCCAAATAACTTTTGTGCGCCAGTTACACTAGACCAAGTACCAAGTGTGTATACTGGAAAACCTAGTCCAGTTGACCATTCTTGATAACCATGCCGTACACTTACACCATACGGTTGGGGCCAAAAGTTTCTAAGTATAATCGCGTCTGTTTCTGCCATAGCAGCCAAGCTATCTCTAACGTTCAAACCTCCGATAGGGGCTGGGACGGTAGTGACTTTACTGACTGCTGCAGTAGACTTGGTGGCGAACATAGTTAACCGTAGACATTCCAGGAACCATCTGGTACGCTCCACGGGCCTAGATACTGGCTCGTCACCTTCGGTGAGAGCGACAAGATCTTAGCGCCTGTGTCTTTACCAGTCAGGTTATTGAATACGCGCAAGAAGTCGGCATTGACCCCAGTAGTCTGGAAACCTTTAAGCTCATAGAACTTAAACTTAACAAACTTAACAAGTAACCAAGGATTATACATTAGCGTTTGACCATCTAATGTAATCATATCTGACAATGCTTCGTTTGTAGGGTCAACTACCCAGTTCTTACTTACGTACTCCATTGCTAGGTTGTAAGTAGATGGCGAACCACTAGCTTGTGGAACAGGCCAGATTTTGAACTTGTTATCTGCTACACGAAATCGCAAGCGTGGGAGAGCTGCTACGAGTGCGCCCTTCAACCAAGACCATTCCTGCGCAGACTTCGGCCCAAGAAGTGGCCAGTGATCCGTACGATCCCATTGAGTTTGATCGGTAAAGTAACTATAATCCTCTGGTAGATCGTAGTCGCCTTTGTCAAACTCAGTATCAAAAACCCATTCTTTAGTAAACTGCTCCCAAGGGTAGTAGAGCAATAATTCATTACCAGCTGAATTGAGCAAAGAAAGCAATTGGACAGCTTGTAAGTCTGATGTGCTAGTAACAGATACTGGAACGGGCAAACCTAGCTCACCCGCTATCTGCTTTATTACTGATTGTGCGGTCCAGTATTGGCTCATATAATCCCCTATGGCGTCGTGAGCTCGATCAGCTCAGCGTCGGTCTTGGCGACATTGAAGTACTTGAGTGAGGCGATGGTGCCATTCAAGGCATTCACCACCGCACCATAGCTACCGATATTCATCGCAGTGGCGGCCGGGTCCATGGTATTGTTATATACCCCTTCTTTAACCACGCCATTATTGGCGATACGTTTCAGCGAAGTTGCTGGGTCACAAGCAGAGGCTATGTTATACGTTGTATTTCCAACAGGTACAGGGGTTTGTGTCAAGGCTGTTCCTGCGTCATACACAGCTGCGCCGGTACCTGGGGTGAAATTGAAGTACAGCCAACGGGAGTTGTTGCTTTTGCCTACTACGCCAGGGAAGGCCGAAATTGGAGGTGGCGTAACCTGTATCCTGGCTACAAAGG